GTCCTGCAGCGATCTTTATCTCTGTGCCAGTCTTAACGCGACCAACGGGTAGATAAGGTACCAACCTCGTTAGGTTAGCTCGTGAACTTTATAGTTAGCTTTCCCATTCGCAGCGGAAAACCACACATAAACGCTAACTCCCACTAACAATTGGGGACCGGAGACTCTGTGATATGTACCAAAGGCCAACGGCTCTTTGGACTACCATCAGGTCGTAGCCGAGTTTCCCTTCCAGCAGACCATAGTCATTCATACCTGAGCGTTGTAAGAAATCAACGTCATCAGACAGAGCTAGATTCTCTATAATTGAAAAGCCGAAAGTCTTTCCAACTGACTTCGTGCTATCTCTATTGAATAACCCATAGGACGATAAGTCCAAGCCGCTCACATCCTTCTCGATTTGGAGAAGAATACGATAACCTTGAACTAAATCATCAAATGAATGATCCAACAGGATCTCATGAAGTGAGAACCTAGTTGACGCCACCATCCCGCGGATGTGCGCAATCTCCAACAGTTTGAGATCAAGCCGCTCCGCAACCTTCTCACCAATCCGCTCTAGAAGAGGAAGAGTAAGACTTACGTCGTACTCCCCTTTCCCAGGAACAATCATGGGATTAGGCCACAAGAACCGCAAGAAACCATATGTAGGAGAAAGCTCCTCACATCTTTCCACTATAGATTCGATGACACGTTCTAGTTTCTCGATCTGTTTCCAGATCAATAAACCTAAAACGTGCCTAGAACCCCAATCTGTTACCAGATTGTGCGACGACAGCTCTGCAATGCTGTGTGTGAATATTCCCAGCCCTGGGTGTAATAACCCAGAACTAAGGAATTTACCACACGTTACTTCGAGACCCAATAGAGTAGGTGAAACCTCCTCTAGAAGGTATTGAAATAATATAGCACTGCAGACTGTTGCAGCTTCGTGTTCCTGCCCTTTCTTCCTATGCGCCTCTACTACCTGATAAGTAGTAGGAGGAACCATGAACCGTAAAGCTCGTTGAAAGAAATTACGAGAAGTAACATCCAGCCAACCGCGCTGAATAGCAGCCAAAACGAGAGTCAAAGCATCAAAGCTAGTCTCCCGAGATAACTCCTGTTTCAACGAAATTGGAGAGACATTCTTGGAACCAATATAAGACTGAGCAGCGAAATTGAAGAAACCCTTTGTCGAAACAAAGGACTTAGCCAACCCGATTTTCACTCCCATAAGGTCACAAGTCTCCTTATAAGATCTCGCAACGGCCCTACCAGCAATGACAACGTCGTCACCTAGAACACGGTAACCTTCAAACGGAAACTGACCCACCAGGAATGCACTGTATTGCACAATTGCATGATGCAAAAGTGCCAGCGCACCCCAAGATGAGAGAGCACCCATCGGTTGGCCCCGTCCGTAGCAAACGGAACGTTGCTTCACACCGTCCTCATCCTTGAAGATAAGGGGATATGATACTTGCTTACCACCCTGGTCTTTTGCCCAAGATGGTAGTTTCCATGGTCGGTCTCTAAGAAGAGAGAGCCAGGCCTTTGCGATATCAGAACCTACAATGGCCGCAACTAAAGGTTCATAAAGAAGATAAGGAATTGTGTCTGTGGCTGCTTTCAAATCAAATGAGTACAGGTCCTTATGCCCCTCTTGGGCAAATGAGGATACTGACCCAAGTTGATCAAAAGTCGCATCACAGGGCAACCCTTTAAGCAACTTAAAGAATAACTTATGCATTGGCTTAAGAACGGTCTGACTCCAGGCATCACATATGGC